GTATAAAGAACATATGCTAATCGAGAAGGGGCATAAGCCTGCCGTATGGATGTCCGAACTAGATCAAGAGTCTAACTCTGGTGCTCATCTTAACTCTAGCTCTTTTGTTAAGACTGACGGTTCGTACACACAGATCGAAGATAAGACTGTACCAGGTGTACGTGACATCAGCGTATCTTGGGATGCGGTTGATTCTAAACTAGGAGCTGAAGCTTCCTTCAATTCCAAAGCGGATGTCTAAAGTAGTTTAACAATGAGTAAGGAAAAACCTTTTGAAGAATGTGAGCTTCTTACTCTAGATGAAGCTTCCCTCTTAAGGGTACGTTCACCCTTAAGATGCTTAAAGAAACTGTACTCCCTGAATGGCAGAGTCCTTTCATGGACTACCCACCGACTAATGAGTTTATAGATAATGAAAGAACTAACAGCTAAGCAGGAACTCTTTCTAGAGTATCTGTTCAACGATCCTGAGTGCGGTTTCAGTACTATGCTTGCAGCCCAGAAAGCTGGGTATACTACTGGAGAACATTCCAAAGTAGTGCGTGCTCTTAAGGATGAGATCCTTGAACGTTCTACTGAGCAGCTAGCTCTGAATGCTCCTAAGGCTGTTTCTCGACTCATCAATTCTATGGATGAGGATAAGTCAGTACCTGGTGCTGAGATTCGTCTCAAGGCAGTTGAGGGTGTTCTAGATCGTGTAGGTATCGCTAAGAAGCAGCAGATGGAAGTAACCTCTTCAGAAGAGACATCACCCATCTTCTTCATCCCGGCTAAGATAGCAACTACAATAGATCAAGTAGAATAAGATAAAGGAAGAATAGAATATGCAACGTATCAGGCCAGAAGATGGTAAACTGGTAGAGATTGTTGAAATTGCAGATAGTATGGGTACTCTTAATGATGCTTCTGGCACCATTGCTACACCCAACGTATCCCAAGAACAATTACCTGCAGACCCCAACCGAGACTATCTGTTTATCCAAAATCTCCATACGGGTGGGCTGTGGGTTAACTTCGGTTCTGATGCTACTGTGTCTCAGCCTTCTATCAAACTTAACCAAGATGAAAAGTTTGTAATGAGTCGGGCATCTGGTTTCATGTCCACCCAGTCTGTACATCTGATTGGTGGTGGTTCAAACCAACCATTCACAATTAAATGGTCTTCATAACCCGTGTGGCTAGAAAGGCTTCAACTAAGAAGTAAATAAATAATGACTATCCTAGAACAAGGCTACGTGAGGGAGTACGAGAATATTCTGAAAGAAGGTTTCGTACAGTCCATCCTTTACCCCGAGTTCTACGAGGCAGCCCTGGATGCGGCTAACTTCGAAGAATCTTTGGTGGCTCTACTCACTACACCAAAGACACGAAAAAATAAGAACACACCTAGAGGGTATTACAACTGGAGCAATGATGACCAGTGTTACAAGCCGTATCCGGAAGTTTTGTGCGGATTGCTTAAGATCTTGTACGAATTTCGTTACACAGGTAAGCGCTCGATCCGCGATTCTCTTCATCAAGCTAATGTACTTTTTCGAGAATCGCCCGGCATTGAGTACGACCTTACTACTGTGGGAGGTCTTAGCAATCTTTTGCTACGTCTTGAACAGTCACTGGGTCTTACACAACATGAGACATCTGTAGATCGTGTAAAGAAAGTACAGAAGGAACGTTGGATAAGAGCCAAAGAAGAGGGTAAGAGTCGTATCTATAACTACTCTAGCCCTCAAAAGAAAAAGATAGCTAAGAGAAAGCAGCTTACTGCAACAGTAGAAGAATTAAGACTACTCAAAGCTAAAGAAAAAAGACTAAAAGCTAAAGCAGCTCGACAAGCTTTTAAGCTAAGACTCTCCGGAGACCCCACAAAACTAGGTGGGGAGTACAGGTCAGCGTATAAAGTACTAGAATTACTAGTCTCATACGTCCCTGATTTAGTCAAACCCCCAAAATTGGGGGCACCATCAGTGATTATTCCTGAGAATCTCATACATAAGTACAACTTTATGCTGGCAAATCAGTATTCAGATGCAGAATGTATGGAGATATACAAGGAAATCATCAATGGCGAGCACAAGTATGACGAAAGGAAGGTAGCGTTCCTACCTACACCCCGCCAATACCGCTTCCTAGCGGCCCCTGAGGACATTGTTCTGTACGGTGGTGCGGCAGGTGGTGGTAAATCCTTCTCAATGGTCATCGATCCACTACGTTACGTACACAGTAAGTACCATAGTGCGGTTATCATACGTAAATCTATGCCAGAACTACGAGAACTTATAGATACTGCACGCGAATTGTACAGTATGCTACCCAATCCACCCAAATATAAGGAAACGGAACACACATTCCACTTCCCATCGGGTGCAAAGATTTGGTTTTCCTTCCTTGAACGCCCAGCGGACAAGTATCGGTACCAAGGACAAGCATATACGTACATAGGCTTTGACGAATTGTCCCAGCATGACACAGATGAAGGCTTCACGTACCTAAGATCACGTCTCAGACGCCCATTGAAGGCTAAAGAGATACAACCTTACATACGTGCTACAGCTAACCCTGGTTCACAGTGGGTATACGACTTCTTCATAGCTCCTGCTGCACCTGAGACCCCGTTTGTACTACCCGGTACCGAGAATAGCCTACATCCTAGGACGGTTAAGTTCATACCAGCTAAGCTGGAAGACAACCCACACCTAGATGATGACGGTATGTACCGATCTATCCTTGAATCTCTGCCTGAGATAGAGCGTAGACAGTTGCTTGATGGCGATTGGCTAGCATCTAAGGATAATATGTTTACTGAGTTTGATATTCAGAAGCATGTGGTAGAACCATTCTATGTTCCTAAGCATTGGAATAGAGTGGCCGGTCTTGACTATGGATATCGAGATCCCTCTGCTGCCGTATGGTTCGCAGTAAATCCAGATGACAATAGTATTGTAATTTACAATGAGTTCTTAGAGACAGGATTAACTGGTAAAGAGTTTGCTCTAGCTATAAAAGCCCGAGAGGCTGAGGAGCTAGTATATGTGGACCATCCTATCGATTGGTCTGTTTTTGCTCGTACTGGTCATACTGGACCAACTATTGCTGAATCAATGTTACAAGTCCCAGGATTCCGAATTAGAAAGGCTGACAAAAATAGAGAGGCTGGATGGGTACAAGTCCACGAGTATCTCCGATCGGATCCGAAAACGGGTCGTCCGAAGATCCAGGTCTTCTCGTCGTGCGTCGGTCTCATCAGGCAGCTCATCTCTGCGAAAGTAAGTAAGACTAAACCTGGTGACATAAATGATGCACGTACTGCTGACGGACACTGGGATCTACTAGACGCTCTCAGATATGGTCTGATGTCTAGACCTCGTACAGAAACACTTGATCAACGATTGACGATGTTCAAACAACAGAACCGTTGGGGACAGATCAATAACTATTTTAAGTAGGGAAGAAACATAGACCATGGCTATGGATAACGAAACAAATGAAATGATGGAACCGACTACGGTAGACAGGGACATGCTTATGTCTGTGTCACCTATTGTCTCTGACATCAAAAGTAAATTCGAAGAGTCCGAAAGAGCTCGTTGGATTTACGAAGAACAGTGGCTGCGGAATGTTAACTCCTACCGTGGTAACGATTCTTCGGAAGGGCGCTTCCGTGACAGTGAAGAGAATAAAACTTTTATTCGTACAACCACTGTCAAGGTTAAAGCTGCTTACGCTCAGATTGTTGAAGCGTTGTTTGCAGATGGGTCCTTCCCTATTCAGGTAACTAGTACACCCATCCCTGATGGTGTGTCCGAGTTTGCCCATCTCAAAACCGATATGGATGCTGAGCCTCAAGGTTCGAACGAGGAACCAGAAGGACCATTAGCGGGTATTGGTTTTGCAGGAGATGGGTTTGAAGTAGCACCCGGTTCCACCGCTGATAAGATGGAATTCCTAGGTGGCTTCAAGAAAGAATATACTGATGAACAAGGTGAGACACCATTTGTAGAAGGACGTTCAATCGATCCTAACTCTGTTCAAGTCGCACCTGCTAAAGAACTTGCCCGTCGTATGCAGAAGATCATTCTGGATCGACTGGAAGAAAGTAAGGCACGTAGTGAAACTCGTAAGGCTATCTTCGAGATGTGCCTGATGGGTACTGGTGTAATGAAAGGTCCTTTCAATATTGATAAGGAACTTCCTAACTGGGAGATGGATGAAGAGACAGGCGAGCGTATGTACGTACCGAAGACTGTCAAGACCAACAAGACATCTATGGTGTCTACTTGGAACTTCTACCCAGACCCTAACGCTACTTGTCAAGAAGACATGGAGTGGGCAATTGAACGTCATCGTATGAACTTCAATCAAGTCCGTTCCTTGAAGAATCGCCCTCACTTTGATGTAGATTCTATTGAGCGTCTGCTGATGAGACCGGGTAATTACGAACGTAAGTCCTATGAAAGTTCACTGGACGAGAAGAACTTCACAGAAAGTGAAGGTCGTCTTTATGAAGTGTTCGAGTTCTGGGGCTATATGGATCGTGATATGCTTGAAGAGATGGAGCTTCCTACTGAAGATGTCATCGACGATCAAGCACAAGTCAACGTATGGGTTTCAGGTAATGAGGTTCTACGTGTAGTGGTTAACCCGTTCATTCCGCAACGGATACCTTACTATGTAATACCTTACGAACTTGATCCGTACTCGATCTGGGGAACCGGTGTTCCTGAGTCCATGCAAGATAGCCAAGCTATGATGAATGGATTCGCCCGGCTCGCGGTAGATAACCTAGCTCTTGCAGGGAATCTCATCTTCGACGTAGATGACTCGATGCTGATCCCCGGTCAAGAGATGGATTTATATCCAGGTAAGATCTTCCGCCGTCAAGCTGGTGGAGCAGGTCAGGCTATTCATGGTATTCAATTCCCGAATACTGCGAACGAGAACATGATGATGTTCGACAAGTTCCGTCAGTTGGCGGATGAGTCTACCGGGATCCCCTCTTTTGCACATGGACAGATGGGTGTTATGAGTCCGACTCGTACATCTTCTGGCATGTCAATGCTTCTGAATAATGCATCCTTGAATATCAAGACTGTTATTCGGAACATAGATGATCACCTTCTGAAACCTCTTGGTGAAGCTCACTTCCGTTGGGAGATGCAGTTTAACGAAGACGTTACAATCAAGGGTGATCTTGAGGTTAAGGCTACAGGTTCTTCCTCTTTGCAGGCTAAAGAGGTTAGGTCTCAACGACTGAATACCTTCCTGCAATTGGCAAGTAACCCAGCTATCGCACCTCTTATCAAGATACCTACTATCGTCAAGGAACTTGCTATCTCTATGGATATGGATCCAGATGAGATCTTAAACAACCCTGACGAGGCTCGGATCTATGCTGAGCTCATGGGTATCCAGAAGTCTGCACAAGGTGGTGCAGCTCAACAGGGAGCGCCTGAAGGTCCTCTTCCAGGTGGTATCCCTATGCCAGGTGAACAAGGATTCACTGGCAACGAAGCAGGAGCAGCCGCTGGCGGTGCAGCTTCTGCTGAAATGGCAGCAATGGCTCAAGGAGCTTAATCTATGGATGATAAAGTCGTTAAGCAATGCTCCATTCTAGTCAGCAGTAAACAACATTGGGATCCACTACGTGCCCTACTAAATGAGATGATGGGTGTGGAAATCAATAAACTTGTATACGCTGATACTATTGAAAAGATCAAGGA